CTGTACAAAGGTCAAAAGGTCAAACTTTTTGAATATTTTTTTCCATGTCATCCGCAAAATCCCTTGTTAAGCCATTTTATAAAGCTATTCCGCCTTTAGACTGTTGTATTATTCCATCATTTCGTTGTATATATCATTCAAAATAAAACGATTTTTCCATATTATATGTCAAAATCAGCAAATTTTACTATTTACAAAAAGTTTAACTTTTACTATAATTAAATCAGAAATACTTATTCAGGAGGTTTCATTATGAAAAAAGTTTTATCCCTTATTCTGGCATTAATGCTTGTAACGGGACTTTGTGCAACCGCAAAGGTTGCCTATGTGCCTATTAATGCAGGCGGCAGCGGTAGCGTGAACACAGCAAATGCCTATATGCTTCACGCTCAGCAGAGTCAGTATTCCTCTGCCTGCGACGGAAAGACCATTTCCCAGAGAATTACGGCACAGAAATTTATTGGTGCGGTAGTTTTGCGTCTTCCCAGCTATGAGAATGACATCGGCAAAGTAACCGTAAGAGTTTACAAATGGAACAAAACCCTTGCAAACACTTTAACTGGCAAGGCAATTGGTCAGCGCAATTTTGTGGATACCCGTGACAACGAATTATTTGCCGTTCCCCTTTCCGAAACCTGTCAGGATATTCTTATTCATGTTTCGGACGGTACCGACAGAATGGGTGTGTGGACTCCTGCGGTTCCCCCTGCGGGAGAAGTTACACAGACAACCTACATTGACGGTGCGGAAACTGACCGCTGTATGCTTTCCGGTGTTATATGGGGCGTGGAAAAGAAACCGGAGGAGGAAAAAGAATCCACCGGGGAAATCCGCGATGCTTACGAATTCATTGAGCCCGGTACCCGTGATGAAATTGCAGGCTTTACCGAGCAGAAAAATACCGACCACTACGACGGTGACGGCGAGGAAACCTTCTACGGAATGTTCAACATAAGCGATATAAACAAGGACACAACCTATGCTTTGTTTAAAAATGTAGATTTCGGAACCACCTCTCCCGAAGGACTTCTTTTCAGGGTTTATCAGCAGCACGCAACCAACTATATGGAAATTCAGTTTGTTGCCGATTCTCTTGACGGTGAAATAATATCTTCCGCCCGCTGGTTTTATGACCACAATGCAAACGGCAGAGCAAAATGGGTAGAGATTGTTTCAGGCATTGCAAAACCCATTACCGGCGTGCACGATGTTTACATGGTTTCCCGATTTGGTGAGGGTAAAGCGGTTATAGGTAAATTCAAATTCCTTAAGGAAAAGCCTGAACTTACCGGCTTTGAAAAAGAGGTTGAGGATTTCAAACCCGTACCCGATTCAGATTTAATTAATACATATTCCGACACATGGGTAGCTACCGATATGCTTGGCAGAAAGCTGCCCGAACATTCCACCGCAGGAGACAGACGGGATAAGGATATTGGTCTGTTCTACTGGACCTGGCACGCTCAGCAGGGTTATCTGGGCACAAGCATTTCCAATAACCAGAATGTTGTGGACAACTATGTTGGCGATATAAACGAAATCAAAAACACTATGAACTATCCCGGTTGGATGAATCCCGGTGCCTGGAACGAATCGGTTTACGGTCATTATACAGAGTTTGATACCTGGGTGCTGAGAAAACAGCTTGAGCTTCTTTCCTCCGCAGGTGTGGATTTCATTGCAACCGACTGTTCAAATAATGCGCGAGTTTTTGCAACCGGTCATATGTATATGATGCGTGAAATGCACAAAATGCGTCAGCTCGGCTATAATGTACCCAAAATCACCTTTATTCTTCCCTGGTCAGCAAATGCATACACTACAACCGATTTAGAACAGCTTTACACAGGCTTCTATGCCTCCGGTCTTTACAGCGATTGCTGGTACTACTATGACGGTAAGCCCCTTATTATGGGATACCCCGGTGGCGACCTTATGAAGTCTACAGGAAATACAAAGGTTGATGCATTGCATCAGGAAATAAGTGAATTTTTCACCTTCCGAGGCACTCAGCCCAAGTACAAGGCAGGGCAAACTGCTCCCCAGCAGTGGGCATGGATGGAGGTTGCTCCCCAGCACGGCTTTATGAAGAAAGAGGACGGCTCTTACGAACTTGTTACCGTAAGCGTGGCACAGAATTCCAACGACAAGGTAGAATCCTACACCGCAATGAACGGTGAAGGCGTTTACGGCAGAAGCTACTCATACAAAGACAAACATACCAAGCTTTCAGATACCTCTTTGTTCTATGGCTACAACTTCCAGGAGCAGTGGGACAACGCACTTAAAATTGACCCTGAAATAATCTTCATAACCGGTTGGAACGAATGGATTGCAGGTCACTTTGAGTCCGGTGGCGGTACAGATGTTAAGGCTGCTTATGTTGATACATGGATTGACGAGTACAGCCGTGACGCAGAGCCTACAAAGGGTCAGCTTAAGGATGTTTACTATATGCAGATGGTTGCAAACATCCGTAAGTTCAAGGGTACAAACCCCACTCCCGTGGCTGAAAACTCAAAAACCGTTGATGTAAACGGCGATTTCACACAGTGGGATGATATTAAACCGGAATTTATCGGCTTTAAAGGCGGCACCGAAGAAAGAAAGGGTGAAGGCTTCGGTGGTAACAAATACACCAACGATACCGGCAGAAACGACATTGTGCTGAGTAAGGTTTCCCAGGACGGAGAAAAGCTTTATTTCTATGTTGAAACTGCGGAAAATCTTACTCCATCCACCGATAAAAACTGGATGAGACTTTACATTAACACCGACCGGAAATATGCTACAGGCTGGGAGGGTTACGACTTTGTTGTAAACCGTGTTTCCCCCGTGGACGGTCAGGCTGTTGTTGAAAAATATGCAGGCAAGGACAACAACTTTAAATATGCCGAAGCGGTTAAAGTACCTTACAAGGTTGAAGGTAACCGGCTTATGCTTGAAATTCCCAAGAGCGTTCTTGGAATTACAGGTGTTACCGATATCGAATTCAAGTGGCACGATAACGGCGTAGATGACGGTAATGTGCTTGATTTCTACACAAATGGTGACTGTGCTCCAGTGGGCAGGTTCAACTATCGCTATGTTGAAGAAGCTGCAGTAAATAAGGTAAGTGCCGACGAGCCTATTGATATCTTCAACAACCTGGATATTTTAACAAGAAAATATGTTGTTATGGGACTTGACAAGCCTGTGGCATATGCAAAGGGCAACAGAACTATGATTGACCCCGCAAACGAGGCAATTGTTCCCATGATTGTAAACGACAAAACCCTTGTTCCCATCCGCTTCATAAGTGAGGCTCTTGGTGCAACCGTTACCTGGAACCCCAAAACCGCTTCTGCCACCATTAATCTTTCGGGCACACGAATTATTATAAAGGAAGGCAGCGATACACTCCGTCTTGAAAAGGAAACCAAAAAGCTTCAGACTCCGGCACAGACCTTTAACGACAGAATGTATGTGCCTCTGCGTGACGTTTCCGAAGCATTTGGTCTTGATTGCTTCTGGGCAGACCCGGGACTCATTGTTATAGGTAACGGTGCAAACATCGTAATGAACATTAATTATGACCTTGCAGACAGACTTATGGAACGCTTAGAGATAAAGTAAGTAAGAATAAAGAATAAAAATGAGAAAACCCGCCTGATGGCGGGTTTTTTCATTACTTATTCACTATTCCCTATTACTTATTCCTTAAACAAATTCCAGGGTTTTACTTCCCCGGGCTGTGCTGAAAACACCTGTCCGTCGGAAAGAGTAAGACGGTATGAAAACAGAGCAATGTCAGAATTATCCTTTGCGCCGTATTTTCCGTCACCAAAAAGGGGCATTTTTCTGCCCGAAAACTGCACACGAATCTGGTGAGTTCTGCCTGTGTGCAGAAGAATTCTCACAAGGGAAAGTCCCTCCGCTTCACCAAGCACCTCATATTCCAGAGATGCCTCCTTAACCCCTTTGCGCATACGGTTTACAATGAAGCTTTTGTTCTTCCGGGAATCCTTGAACAGCAAATCCTTAAAAACTCCGTTTTTCTCGGCGGGAGAGCCGTGAACAACTGCAAGGTACTCCTTTTTCAGCTTGTTTTCCGCAATATCCGCCGAGATTTTTGCGGCGGTGGTTTTATTTAAAGCAAAAACCATAACACCGCCCACTGCGGTATCAAGGCGGTGCAATGGATAAACCGTACAGCTTACACCCTTCTGTGCAAGTGCGGCTTTTAAAAGTCCAGGCATACCCTCCTCCCCTTCGGAGGATATACCCACGGGTTTTATTACAACCGCTATGTTGCGGTCAATGTGTAAAAACTCAACAGAATCAGGCAAAAACATCATAAAAAACATCCTTGTTTACTTCTGAGCACAGGGCTTCAATACCCTTTTCGTTCAGAAGATTTTTCAATATATCCTTAGCATAATGTTCGGTTTCAAAGTGTTCTGCAACTGCCACGCAAAGTCCGTTTTCGGCGGCTGCTCTTGCCATGTGATATTTTACATCCCCCGTTATGTAAAGGTCGCATTTTCCCGCCATTTCGGAAATATATTCTCCGCCCCCGCCGGTGCAAACACCCACACGGCTTACGGTTTTGGCTCTGTCGCCTATGCAACGGATGTATTTTTTACCCAGCTTTTCCGCAATTTTCTTTGCAAATTCCTCAAAGGAGCAGGGGGAAATTTCACCTGTGCGCACAAGATTGCCCTCCCCTACTTCCTCACAAACGGTAACATTTTCAATGCCCAGCAAATTACACAAAAAGTCGTTTGTACCGCCTTTTGCACAATCCAAGTTTGTATGTGCGCTGTAAATTGCAACTTTGTTTGAAGCTGCAAAAAGAACTGTTCTTCCCACAGAATTTTCAGTTGTCACAAAACTCAAGGGGCGAAAAATCAGCGGGTGATGGCACACAATCATATCACAGCCTTTTTCAACCGCTTCCTTAACCACCTGTTCATCACAATCCAGAGCAACCATAACCTTTTTTACATATGCATCTTCATCTCCCACGGCAAGACCGGGATTGTCCCAATCTTCTGCAAGACCGGCGGGAGCAAAACCTTCAACAATATCTATAATATCTCTGACTGTTGTCATTTTTAAAATCAACCTTTCTGAAAACTACTGTGACATAAACTTAAAATCCTCTTAATATAATTTTACTACTAAAATCCATGATTATCAAGAGTTTTTTAAAATTTTTTCAGAGGTGTTTTATGTTTTTATCCTCCCCTTCTGCAATTAACGCTCATATTCTTTCTTCTTCGGTAGGGGTCATGGACCTGCTCTCGGAGGAATTTTCCTCAAAAGCATATGGAGTTATCCTCAGGGATACTCCTTTGAAAATTTCTCCCACAGATTGCAAAAATCTTTCCCCCGAAGGCTTTGACCTTAACTGCGAGAGTCTTTGCAGGTGTTGTGAGCCCGTTGTTTTTCTTGAAAATTCCCCCTCAGGAGAATTTTACAAGGTTCAGACCGTATGCTCAGTGGGTTTTGTCCACAAAAGTCGTGTGGCAAAAATCAGCAGAGCTCATGCAGAATGGCTTATGTCATACCGTTCAAAGCTATTCATAACCGACAAATTTGTTCTGACGCTGCCTTCTCCTTCTGCCACGGTTTCAAAAGTCCCTTTATCCTTCGGCAGCAGAATTCCCTTTACCGAAAAAAACACAAATTACACAATACTCCTGCCATATGCAAACAATAAGGGGGATGCCCTGTGGGAAACCGCTTACCTGCCCATTTGCCCCGCTATTCATAAAGGTCCTTTGAAATTCACAAGAAAAAATATTCTAAATCTTGCCCTGCATATGCTCGGAATGCCTTACGACTGGGGCGAAAGCTTTGGAGGCTGCGACTGCTCTTCCCTTATCAGAGCCGCCTTTTCTCTTTGCGGAATAAATCTGCCCAGAAACTCCGGAGATATCAGCCGTATAACCTTTAAGAGTGTTCCCTTTACCCACGGCACAAGAACGCTTAATCTGTGCAAACCGGGAGATATTATTTGCGGAGACGGTCATGTAATGCTTTACTACGGTAAAAAGCGAAATGTTCACTATGTTTTTCACAGCTTTTACGGCACCCGCGGCATAACAGATATAACCCCCGTTACCGAGCCTACAAGCGAAGGAACTCCTCTTTACGAGAAATTCAGAAAAATTATTCCTCTTAGTTCGTTTAAGACTTGAATTTTTTTAAAAAATGTGGTACAATAATAAAAGCAAAAGAAATGTCCCGATAGTCTAATGGATAAGACGGCTGATTCCGGTTCAGCTGATGCGGGTTCGATTCCTGTTCGGGATACCAGAAAAAACCGTAGATTCTGATAGAATCTGCGGTTTTTTCATCTAAATCCGTCTGACGACGTGATAAATCCACTTCGTGGATGAAATCGCCTGCGGCGGATAAAAAAACGGATTTAATTTCATCTGAAGCCATAGGTCGAAGATTTCATCAGATTTATAGTTTCAAAAATTTTAGTTTTCTTTAAATTTTGTTATTGATTATTTCTATTGTTTGTGGTATAATGCATATGTGGTTAAAAAATTTCATAAATTTGCGGATGTGGCGGAATTGGCAGCTTTTCCACCGAGCGCCGCCGGTGGCGGATGAAGCGAGGTCGAAAAGGCGCAGCGGTCAAAACCGTTAGCGACTATCGGAGCGGAAATCGGTTTTGGGTACCGCAAGTGTCTCGCGGGGCGCGGCTGCCCGCTTTTATTTAAAACAACGGTATATGGTCTAATTTAATAAATTTGCGGATGTGGCGGAATTGGCAGACGCGCCAGATTTAGGTTCTGGTGTCCATGATGTGCAGGTTCAAGTCCTGTCATCCGCACCACATAATGACTGCAATTTTGATAAAAAGTTGCAGTCATTGTTTTTTGCCTATTTTCAAGGGTTTTCGGTCATTTTATATATAAATGAAGCCGCCACGGAGCAGTTCCGATGGCGGCTTTTTTGCTTTTTCCTCTTTGCAAGAGAGGTTTTATGCACCCCCTTTTGAAAAAAGGTTCATACCGATTTTATTCCTTTCCGTCCATTGCTTTCATGGCTTCTGCACCTTTTGCTTCTGCCTGTGCAAGTGAATTCTTAACAGCACCCCAACCGCCTTTAGCAATCGGCTCATAGGCTGAATTGCAGTCGTAAATAATGGCAGACTCTTTTGCAAAGTAGATGCCCGGAACATTCATGTTCTGTTCAGGATTCCATCCCATCATTTTGTAAATCATATCTGCTGCAGCCGGAGCAGAAACTTTGATTTGATACTTCTGTTCACCTTCAGGCTTTGAGAATGCCACGGAGTTCGGCTCGTCCTCATTACAAGCACGAATTGCAAACTGCTTGTCTTTGGCATTGATAAGCACCTGAATGAACGGAGGATAGAAAAGCTCCTGTGCGGTCGGGTTGTTGAAACGGATGCCGTTGTTCATAACGGTAGCAACGGAATTTGAACGGGTCTTAATAAGGTCGATAACTGTAAATTTTTCTAACATGGTTTTACTCCTTTTCGTTTTCAAAAATAAAATGTTCGTCCTCCATTATTTGCGAAGCCGGAGGAGCTTCTTCTGTGTCGATGAGCGTTTCAAGGTAGAAATCAACAAACTCCTCGTCCCACTCAAAGTCGGCAACAACAAAACCTGCAAGTGCTCCTTTGACTATAACCTTCGGTTTTCTCTTTCGATAGGTTCGGTTTCGGTAGCGTTTCTCTTTTCGGATTTGCTGTGCCTTTAACCAATCGGTCTTTTCAACAATCGGGTCGTGATGTCCCTCAATAAAAAACTGCGACTCCTGTCCCGTGTTTTTTACAATCTTGTGGGTGAACAAATCAACCGTGACCGTTTTTTGACACAGGGCATCGCCGCAGTATTTTTCATTCTTGAGAATTCCGAGTACACTTCCCGAACTCCAAACAGGTAATCCTTTAACTGTAGGTATTTCGTTTTTGGTCAGAATGTCGGCTATTTGCGGAGAGGAATAGCCATCAAGGTAAAGGCTGTAAATGGAACGCACTATTTCAGCTTCGTCCTCGTTTATAACCCAATTATTCTCATCATCCGTCTCATAACCGAGTAATGCCCAATTCGGCAGAATGCCGATTCCCTTTGACCATCTTCGTTTATAAGCCCATTTGATGCTTTTTGATTTCTGCTCGGATTCACTTTGTGCTACCAAGCTCAAAACCGTTATAATCATCTCACTTGAACTGTCAAGGGTATTAAGACCTTCTGACTCAAACAAAATGCCCACAGGAGGGTCGAGAGACCGCAATAAGCGTATGTACTGTAAACTGTCGAGTACATTTCTTGCAAAGCGGTTCACTTGTTTCGTGATTATAAGGTCAATCTTCCCGGCTTTGCAATCCTCTATCATTTCAAGGAAACGCTGCCGTTTGAAAACCGATGTACCCGAAATGCCCTCATCAGCATAAATTCCAACATACTCCCAATCCTCATTTTTTTGAATCATCTGTTTGTAGTTTTGTACCTGAAGTTCATAGCTCGTTCCCTGCGAGTCCTCGTCCGTACTTACTCGACAATAAGCACACACACGGAGTTTCTTCTTTCCGGCATTCTCATCGAGGTCTTTTTTTGCAGGTATGATTTGTACCTCCTTTTCCACGCCATTCTCATAAGCACTACGAATAGCCTCTCTCGTAGCCCTCTTTTGTGCGTTCTCAACTCTGCCACGCTGCTTCGGTACTTTCTTTGTGACTTTCAATGTAATCACCTCCTTCCGGGCATAAAATAAGGGTTAGCGTTACGGACGCCAACCCTTACCACCAAAAGTGGCATTAACATTATACCAAAAAAAGGAGTAAAAGTCCACTCAATAGGAGTATTTACTACTCTTTTGTTTTGTAAAAGTGTAAAAAAATAAGAGGCAAGGTTGCCTCTTACTTCATATATTTCATTGTTTGAATAATATGCTGTCTCTTTTCGGGTGTCAGGAACATCCAATCTTGATAAAACTCCTTGAGTTCGGGAGTGAGTTCAATGCGGTCATCATCGGCAAAGAACTCTGCAAGTGAAATACCAATGGTTTGACAGATTGATTCGAGCGTGGTTATCGTGGGAACTGTACCACGATGAAATATATTTGATAAAGTGGTTTCGGGGATTTTGCTTTCTTTTGAAAGCCTGTACCTCGTCCAACCGTATTTTTTAAGAACGGCATCAAGCCTTTTATTGATATCCAATGCATCACCATCTTTCTTAATATAATTATACTACTCAACTTGGTTTTTTTGCAGACTGCAAGTGCGTGGGGTAAATACTACTCTTGAAAGTTGACAGAATATATGTTATAATTATATTATGGTTTTTTGCACAAATAAATATGGTGAGGAAAGTGAGAAAATGACTGAACAAGAAAAACGCAAACATCGTGTTTGCTTTACCGGGCATAGACCCGAAAAATTGGATATGTCTGAAGGAAAGGTAAAATCAGCATTGCTCAAAGAGATAATGAGAGCCATCGATGATGGATTCAATGTTTTTATTTCAGGTATGGCTCGTGGTGTTGATATGTGGGCAGCCGAAATTGTACTTGAGCTAAAAGAAGAACATCCCGATCTAAAACTCATTGCTGCCATCCCTTTTGAAGGATTTGAGAAAAAGTGGAGTCGTGATAATCAAAAGCAGTATAACGAAATATTAAGTCAAGCAGATTTAGTAAAATACATCTGTCCGAACTTCAGTTATAGCTCATATCAAATCCGCAACGAATGGATGGTCGACCATTCTGCTCGTGTCATTGCTGTCTTCAACGGTGAAAAGAGTGGCACAAAAAACACGGTTGATTATGCAGAAAAAAATGGTGTTGAACTTGTAAATATATATAAAAAACCGCTATTTTCATTTAAATAAGACTGTTGCCCCCTCTTGAATTTACAGGAGGGGGCATTTGTAAACTTTTTTCTCGATGCCGAAAAATGGCGTCAAATACTTGACGCCCGACACATTCTGTGGTATAATGTATAAAAGGCGATTTGTTCACTTTTTTGAAAGGTTGGTTAAATAATGGTTAATTTTGACGGTTTTAAGTTGTGGCTTTCTCTTAATACCACATATTCAAATGCGACAATTAGTAATACAATTTCACGCTTCAAAAGAGCCGACACCATACTTCCGTGGTTTGATGATGTTACTTATCTTTTTCATCTTGAGCTAAACAAAGAATTCCAAAAACTATCTTGTTCTGTTCGTTCACAGATAAAAAAAGCGGTGAAACAATATATAGCTTATGTAGAGTCGGAAAAAACTTCTTCTAACGATAATGCAAATAGTATGAAATATCATATTTTGTCCCTTTTCTCTAATATTGGTGTCGCTGAAGCCTATCTTGAAAAGGATGGATTTGATATAGCTGTTGCAAACGAACTTATTGAACGGCGTGCGACTCTATATTCGAGAATATATCCAAATACCAAAATGATATGTGGGGATATTACACAATATTCAGTATTTGAGCAGATTATTGAGGAAAGCAAAAAAAGGAATGTAAATATAATAATGGCAACACCACCATGCCAAGGAATGAGCACAGCAGGTCAGCAGAATGAGGACGATTATAGAAACACGCTCATTTGCCCTGTTATTAATGCAATTCAACGAATTATGCCCAAGTATGTTTTTCTTGAAAATGTACCTATGTTTTTGAAGACTACTATCAGTGTAAACGGCAATAAAACTCTAATAACTGATTTGATTCGGAGTGAGTTGGCTGAACAGTACATAATTCGAGAGTATGTAATCGACACAAAGGACTATGGAGTTCCGCAAACGAGAGAAAGAGCCATCATCCTTATGACAAAAAAGGATGCAGGAATTGTTGAATGGCTTTTGCCTGCCAAATCTTCACATAAAGTTACGATGCGAGATGCCATAGGACATTTACCACCGCTTGATCCCTTTGTAACTGATGTTAGCAACGAGGAATTGCTTGATATGTTCCCTGATTACTATCAGCGAGAAAAGGAAGCTTTGAAGATATCGCCTTGGCATAAACCTCCTCACCATGTAAAACGACAGGTCGTTGTAATGCAACACACACCATCCGGGTGTACTGCGTTTGACAACGAAGTATATTTCCCGGTAAAAGAAAACGGAGAGCCTGTAAAAGGATATCATAACACTTACAAACGACAGAATTGGGATACAGCTGCTTATACTGTAACAATGGATAACAGAAAAATATCTTCTCAAAACAATGTTCATCCGGGGAGGTTAATTGGTAAAGATAAAGATGGCATAGATGTATATTCAGATCCTCGTACTCTTACACTTTACGAATTGATGATTATTATGAGTTTGCCTTCTGATTGGGCTGTTCCAACAAACACCTCGGAGGCATTTTTGCGAAGGATAATTGGAGAAGGTATTCCGCCATTATTCGTCAAGAAGGTTTTTGAAAATATCAAATAGGAGCGAGAACTATGAGCAAATTAAGAGGACTATCTCTATTTGCTAATGTAGGAATTGCCGAAGCCTACATGAAGCAGATAGGAGTTGAAATAAAAATTGCAAATGAAATCGATGAAGAAAGAGCACGATTTTATAAAGATGTATATAAAGAAACAAATATGATTTGTGGAGATATAACTGATGATAAAGTAAGGAGACACCTTGTTGACGCAGCCATAAAAGACGGAGTAAATTTCATTATTGCTACACCTCCGTGTCAAGGCATGAGCGAAGCCGGGTTGCGACTTCAGTTCGACCCAAGAAATCAGTTAATATCATATGCCGTTGATGTTATAAAACGAGTTAAACCTATGTTTGTGCTTTTGGAAAATGTACCGCAACAATTAAAAACAAAGATTCGATGCGGTGATGAAATCGTTCTGATTCCCGAATACATAAAAAGAGAACTTGGAAACAATTACAAATTTAACAACGAGACTTTGATTATGGCAAAGGACTATGGAATTCCCCAACTCAGAGAAAGAAATATCTTTTTATTAGTTCGGAAGGATTTGCCTTATACTTGGGAATTTCCCACAAAATCCGACAAGGAAATTACACTTGAGGAGGCTATTGGTCACTTGCCTTCGCTCGACCCGATGCTTCGAGAAGGCATTGAATTTACATTAAGCAAGTTTCCTGACTTTGAGTCAAAAAAGAAACGAGGACTTGAAATTTCCAAATTTCATTATCCTCCAACCCATTCTTGGAAACAAGTCGAGTGGATGATGCACACCCCTTCTGGGAAATCAGCAATATACAATGAAACCTACTACCCTCAGAAGGACAGCGGTTTACCTGTTAAGGCTCACCATAATAATTACAGACGATTAAAGTGGGATATGCCGTGCAGAACAATAACTCAAAATAATGGGGTTATCTCCTCTCTTGCTTGTGTTCATCCGGGAAGACCGTATAAAGCAACTAACGGAGAACTTCTTTATAGCGATGCTCGTGTATTGACCATATATGAGTTAATGATTGTTATGTCTTTACCTCTTGATTGGAATATACCTGATTGGGCACCCGAAAGTTTTATTCGCAGGGTATTTGGCGAAGGCATACCTTCAAGATTGATTAAGGTTATTATGGAAGAATTATTAAAGCAGATGGAGGAAGTGTAAATGGGAAAAATAGTTATGCCAAAGAACAGTGCGCTGCTTGATGAAATCGAAGCAGTTCTAAAAATATACTACGAAGAAGATGATTGGCTTTCAAACGAAACATATAAAGAACGGCTAAAGGCTCTTATCGGTGCCGACCAATATCAATCTTCGTATACGAAAAAAGCTCAGATAACCTCATACTTCGGATTCACAGAGTGGCAAGATATTCATAAAGCACAATCGTTCCGTAAAATTACAGAAACCGGAAAGCAAATGTATGCTGCCATTCAGACTAACAATACGGAGCAGATTCAAGAAATATTGATGAACTCTCTCGAAACAGTCACATTTGGTAGAAACAACTTTGGTTGCCCTGAGTCAAATAGTGATATCGAACCTCCGGCTTTGTTTATTCGAGCAATACTCGATTTAGGCTATCTAACATATAAGGAATTTGCATATCTCTTGTATACGCTTGAAGATGTTGGTGGTAACTATACTGATGCGTTGGGGGTTTTGAGAAGCATCCGTTCCGGCGATGCAAATATGCCCGAAAGCCAAGAGATAAATAAATACACAGACTGTAAACCCATAATGATATTAGTCCGTTGGGGTTTCCTTGCTGAAGACCCGGCAGCCACAGGCAGTAAGCAAATTATAATAGAACCATCTGTAAAAGAGAAATACTACTCTCGATTGCGAAACCTCAAAATATACAATATTGATATGGATACATCCGCAAACGAGCAAAGAGACGAGTTTGCCGACATTCTCAAGCACAATCTGTATGGCATTCATATAAAAGAATTGAATGATGCTCTTTCGTTAACAGACCCCCATGTTTGTATCGGGTGGTCTTGTCTTGGAGATTTGAGTGAAGTTGCTTCACGAGAAGAAGTTGGATTACGATATGACGAACACATCCAAAAAGAACCCCGTGGCAGAGGTCAAGATGTCGGTCAGATTTGGAGATTTATCAACGATGTTCAAATCGGTGATTACATTATTTTTGCTGATGAAGGTGTATGTCATATAGGTCGAATCGAATCCGACTACTACTTCGATGACACAGAAAACCCAAACGAAGACCCTGATTATGCAAACAAAAGGAAGGTCACATGGCTGAAGAAGAACATTGCTCGAAGCAGTCTTTCTACTGCATTTCATCGTTCTTTGATGACCGCTATGTCAATTTGGGGATTAAACGACTACAAATCGTCAGTTGTTGAATTGTTAAAAGGTACATACAAAAAAGATATTATTGACGATTTGGGTGAAGTTCAAGAAACGGAAGGTGTTAGAATGATAACATTTGAATCAAATATAGATTGTGATTTGCCAAGAAACCGAATCCTCTTCGGGGCACCCGGTACAGGCAAAAGCCATACACTTGACAAAGAAACTGATGCACTTATAAAATCTATGGATGGCGAATACGAAAGAGTAACTTTCCATCCTGATTATTCATATGCAAATTTTGTAGGAACATATAAACCCGTTCCTTCTGCCGAAGGTATAACATATAAATATGTTCCCGGACCGTTTATGCGTGTTCTCAAGAAAGCTCTTGAAAATGCAAACAATCCCGATGCTACACCGAGACCGTTCGTTCTCGTTATTGAGGAAATCAATCGTGCAAATGTTGCGGCTGTGTTCGGTGATGTTTTCCAATTACTCGACAGAAACGGAAAGAACATAAGTGATTACAGCATTCAGGCTTCAGAGGATTTGAAAAACCATCTCGCAGAGGTTCTCGGTGGTAATCCTGAAAGCTATGCAGAGTTGAGAATTCCAAGCAATATGTTTATATGGGCAACGATGAATAGTGCTGATCAGGGAGTATTCCCGATGGACACAGCCTTCAAGCGTAGATGGGATTTTACTTATCTTGGTATTGATAATGGTGACGAGAACATCGCAGGCAAATCGGTGACCCTCGGTAAGGGAGATTATAAGAGAGTTGTTGAATGGAACAAGCTCCGTAAGGCAATTAATGCTGTATTGTCATCAAAAGACTTCAAAATTAATGAAGACAAACTCATGGGCCCCTACTTCCTTTCCACAAAGGTTATCCCTCTTGAAGGTGAAATTGATACACAGAAATTCATCGATGCATTCAAGAGTAAAGTAATAATGTATTTGTTTGAAGATGCTGCAAAGCAGAAAAAGCATACACTCTTCAGCGGTTGCTCCGATACTACACGATATTCGAGCATCCGTGATGAATTTGACACAAAGGGTGTGTTCATCTTCTGTGAAGAAATCCATAATCAGTTCCCTGCACCCGCAAATGGAGAGGGTGAAATCGAATGAAACCAAAAAGATATGTCCGTGAACAGAAACGCTATACCCAAGAAGAGCTGACAAAGATATTCGGTCTTTCAGAAGAAAAAACCGTGTCAATTCTTAAGGCTCTCAAAGAGTACGGTATTCTTAAAGCGGTCAAATATTCCGAGCAGCAAAAAGACCTTACCGACCTCATCGATGAAGATATTGAAATTGCGGATGTTGAAGTCGGTGAAAACGAGTACCTCTATGTATTCACTTTTGTTGGGGTTGTAGCCGTGTCCGGCTGCGTTATAAAATGCTACCCCAAATACCTCCTTGATGCAAAAGAACCGAAAGAAGAACTCAAGCAGGTGCTTCGTGTTATAGAGCGTTATAATACCAAAAACCAAATTATCAGAATGTATAACGATAATATGGAAAGTACTGCTTTTAACCTCCTCGCAGTAATAATGTTCCTTTTGCAAGATTACTACGAATACGGTTCTTATTCCAATACCGAGGACATAATTGAAAGCAACGGAGCCGGAGATATTCTTTGGGATAAAACCATCAACGAGACCTTCACACTTTTGAGCAACAATAGACCCTATTATCCTGAATTGCTCACAAGGAAGCGTGTAAACGATGAATACGACTATTTCAAAAGACTTCACGATTGCATCCTTACAAAGTGTTCAAAGGAACTCGAAGCTTGCGATTTGACCGATTTGTTTGACATCGCCCCTGTTGACCTTTCGGACGAGGAACTTGACGATTTCGGTGAAAAAGAATACATCCTATACCGTATTCAGAATGAGCTCAATGTTCAATTCAACACTCGCAAGCAGCTCGTGCTGAAAACAATGTATGCGTACATAGACCATAGCAGTAATTTGGATGACACTGATTGCTTCAGCCTATTCGGTACAAACAGTTTCAATTTGGTATGGGAAAGTGTATGTGCAGAAATTTTGAACAATCAGCTCAAAACCCCGCTTGGTTCTTTGAAGTTGCCCGTTCCTCTACTTCAAAAATACGACAGAACGCAGGCACTTGAAACTCTCATAGACAAACCGATATGGTCGGACAAGGACAAAAACGGAGCTGTTTTTACACGAGCAGCCGACACTTTGATTCCCGATCTTATTTCTGTTGGTTTGACAAATGGGCAAAGCTACTTCATTATTTTCGATGCCAAGTACTACAATATGCAGTTGGAGAGCAATAAACCTCTCCGTGGGCAACCCGGTCTTGAATCGGTCACAAAGCAGTACTTGTATCAATTGGCATATCAGCGGTTCATACAAGAACACAATTTTAGCATTGTAAAGAACTGTTTTCTTATGCCGACACAGCAAGATGACTTCATTCCAAAAGGTCAAGTGGAAATGGATATGCTCGGTAGCCTTGGATTAGAGCCTATTCAGAATCGGTTGATACCGGCTAAAAAAGCCTATGAACTGTACTTGCACGGTCAGAAATTAGATATTGCATTACTTAACCTATAAACAAAAAAACTCGCTTGATGTGATTATCAAGCGAGTTTTTTTAATCGTCCATAAACATCAAATATTCGGCAGCCCTCCCGGAAAGCCGTCTTTTTGTGTCCGATTCTTTCTCTTCCAAAACCGCAATCATTCTGTCGATTATTCTTTGCACATCACCTTTTTCGCATCGGTTATCAAAGCAACCGTATTGTGCAAAGTGGTCTTCCCGGAGGAGCATTGTGAGCAACGCACAGCATAAATCCCAATCCGCTGTTGCGGTTCGCTTCAGCTCCTCGTCACAGTTGATAGGCTCGGTGGTCATATAATCACCGTACCCATATTTCATAGAACCTAAACTTTCAAGCAGCTCGTAGTAATAATCCGCCAAGCAACACGGCTTTGGTGGCTCTTTTTTTAAGAGCTGTATTTTTTCTGTATTAGTCATGCTATCATCTTCCTTTCCACGAACCATCGACCGATAACATTGCCGGACAGATTCGTTGACCTCTCGAAAAACAGATAGCTCTGCTTGCCGTTTATAATAATTGTGTAGCGGTCACCTTGACCCCCAGCTTTCATTGCGGCAGCCTGCCGGATGTCAATCACCTTGTCGATTTTATATGTTGTTCCGTCCTCCCACACAAGGGATTTCGGAAGCATATATCCATCTTCACGAAAAGAAGCATCGACCTCTACATAAACCTTTATATTCATACTATTGACCTTTGCCTTTCCTTCTCGGCAGGTGTCATCGTGGCTCGGATTTTATCGGCTCTTTCATAATCAATATCCAAAAGTGTCCGAACTTCCGAAGTTCCATCGTTTCTTAATAGTGTAATTGCAGTTGCCTTAACCGGGTAAATATTATCAAACTTTTTTACAAGTTCGTCTGTTGCTATCATTGAAAACCTCCTTCTATGCTCCGTAAATATCATCGGGGTCACCGCCGTCTTCAGCATTCTTTAACCAATCACTCGAAGAAAGGATTGGAGCTTCTCTGACCTTATATCCCTTCCACTTCATGGTTCGGAATTTGAAGTCCAAGATTTCTGCCGGAACACGCAGCTCTGCTGCCGCCTGAAAGAACGACAAATCATCGTTTAACTTTTCGATTACATCTTCGTCCTCAAGAAGAAGTTCGGCAGCGAAAATGTTAGCTTCATATTCAAAAGTTGAAGCGGTGTCGAATAGACCGAAGTCATGAAATGCTTTCACTCCGGCTTGCTTCCTATGTAACACATAATGCCCAAGTTCATGGGAACAGATGATTCGCAGAAAAGAATCGGTCAGTTGACTATTTAATGTCATTGTGCTGATTCGGCTTTGCGTAAGGAAGAATCCTTTGCAGCATTCACTTCCTTTACCCATAGGTGCCCATAGAATTTTTATGCCCAAATAACTACAGAGCTTGAAGGGGTTGCTTTCATCGTACTTTTCTTTTAACTTCTTTACCTCATCACAGATAAAGTCGAAGTTATTGTACATAGAACCACCTCACCTTCACATCTTCTCATCATAAATTATACCAAAACTACTGTCCTATATACCGTACAGCAACCCTTATTCCGTTTTCTTTTTGCGACCGAATTTTTCTTTTGCCGCCTGTTTACTTTCCATATAAGCCTGCATTACCGCTTCAAAATAAGCATCTTTTGCTTCTTGAGAAATGCTACCGCCCGCAAAGAGAGCAACATTCCTTTCCATAAGGAAATCAATCTCACGGGCAGCTTTCTCTCCGAACAGCTCTCTTGTCTCATCAACATATGGCTGTTTTTCAATTCCGTAGGTCGGGTCATCAATATCATCCCGGCTCAAGTAATCTACAGAAACTTTGAGAACCTCGGCAAGTTTCCTCATTGTAGCAGTTCTCGGTTTGGCTTCGGTTGTTTCATAAGAAATAATTGTTCTTGAAGAGACACCCACAAGCTGTCCGAGTTCCGCCTGATTCAAATTCAATAATACTCGTGCATCACGCACTTTTTCGGAAAAAGATTTCATATCCAGAACTCCTTTCAATTTGTAAACTTCTTATAAACTTCATATTTTTCACATTTACATATTGACAAACTTCTTAAACTGTGCTAATATAAAAGTGAAGTTTCGGAAGTTACAAACTCATTATAACCGCAAAATTACCATTTGTCAATAGTTTTTTACGAAAAAAGTGAAGTTTTGCGGAAGTTTATCGAAAGGAGGTTCATACCACTATGAAAAACACAACCATTCTTCACAGCGACATGAACTGCTTTTATGCATCCGTTGAAATGATGTTAAATCCGAAGTTGCGAAACAAACCTATTGCAGTTTGCGGTGCAACCGAGGACAGACACGGAATAGTTCTTGCCAAGTCGGAACTTGCAAAAAAAGCAGGTGTTAAAACAGGTATGGTTAATTGGGAAGCTCAAAGGCTCTGCCCCGACCTTATTCTTGTTCCACCTCAATATGACCAATATCTAAAATACTCGAAACTCGCACACGAAATTTACTATCGCTATACGGATTTGGTTGAACCCTTTGGAATGGATGAGTGTTGGCTCGATGTATCTTGCTCCACCAATCTTTACGGATCGGGTGAAGCAATTGCACAGAGTATTCGTAATTCCATCAAAGAGGAGCTCGGTCTCACGGTCAGCATCGGTGTTTCATATAATAAGATATTTGCCAAGCTCGGCTCGGATATGAAAAAGCCGGATGCGGTGACTGTCATTTCAGAAGCTGATGTTGAAAGCAAAGTATGGACCCTCCCGGCTTCGGAACTTTTGTATGTCGGCAGAGCAACTACCGCCAAGCTCGAAAGGTACGGCATACACACAATCGGTCAGCTTGCAGCATTGACTCCACAAATCCTCAAGAGTTGGTTTGGCATAAATGGTGTCAGTTTATGGCACTATGCCAACGGCACGGATATTTCCCGTGTGATGCAGAAGGATTTTGTTTCACCTATCAAGACAATCGGTCACGGAATCACCTGCACAGCAGACCTTGAAAATGACACAGAGGTATGGCGTGTTATGCTTGAGCTCTGCCAAGACCTCGGACACAAACTGCGAGTACATAATTTGACCGCAAACGGTGTGCAGATAACGGTCAAAAGCAATGACCTTCAGTACAAGCAATTTCAATGTCAACTTGGACTACCGACCCAAAGTCCTATGGAAATAGCTCAAGCGGCACATAGCCTATTTAAAAGAAACTACAAATGGAGTGTCCCCGTCAGGGCAGTAACTGTACGAGCCATCAATCTAAAAGACAAGAACATGGCAGTACAACTCGACCTTTTCACAGACCACGAAAAACGACAGCGTAGAGAAACTATCGACAATACCATCGAAGAAATCCGCCGCCGTTTCGGAAAGAACTCTGTTTTTTCCGCTTCGCTTATGGGTGACCTGAAAATGCCGAACCACAGCTCCCACGAGATAACGATGCCGGGGATGATGTATCGTTAGGAGGTATTGAATTGAACAAAGTTAGCACAAAAGCAAAAATGGTAAAATGTCCAAACTGCAAGAAAAGGGTCTTTGATGTTCAGAGTGCTCCCACCGGGAGTGTTGAGGTTCAACTCAAATGCCCACATTGCAAAAATATAGTTAACATATCGGTTGACAATAGAATCTAACTACCGAGCAACGGCACCGCTTATAAACGAGTGACCAAATAGCCGGAGTAGAGCAAAAACAATGCTTTACTTCGGCTATTTTTTTATGCCCACAGCTCTCTGTTTCTGCTCTACCCGAAGAGAAAGGAACAGAGAAAATATGAAAATTAAGTACGAATTTATCAATGGCGAAAGCACAGAAATTGAAGTAGACGAAACCATCGGCACATTCATTTTGGATTCACGAAGAATTGAAGAAAATCTTGCGAGAAAGGAACGTTATCATTGCCTTTCTTCTGATGCCTTTGATTCTTATGCAAGTGACACAGTAACAGAAGGTTCATGGGGTGTTGATGAAAGGACACCCGAATATGAATTTTTCAAAAAATTAAAAAACAAGAGAATCGAAACGGCATTTTCAGCTTTATCTGAAACACAACGCAGAAGGCTTCTCTTATATATTGATGGGGTTTCTGTTAATGAAATCGCACGTATAGAAGGAATAAATCCAAATGCAGCTTGGAAGTCAATCGAAGGTGCAAGAAAAAAATTTATAAAAAATTTTTGAAAATGGGTGTATAAAATGCCCTTCATTTCTCCGTAAGGTGAAAGGCACAACAAAATCAGCCTTTCGGAAAGAAGGCGAACCATGAAGCACAACTTAAAAATTAGTGTTTCAAAAAAGCCGGAATACGGTGGCATCGTCAGTTGTCGCACGATTTCGGTACGGGAACGAATATTGAGGTTTCTGCTCGGTAGTCCGACAAAGCTGACCATTGTTGTTCCCGGTGATAGCATTCAATCGCTGTCAATCAATGAAGTGTCAGGAGGTGAAAATGTATGAGTAAAGTGAAGCTCCTACTTGATGTTGTATCGGGGATGCGTTCATTGGCAGACAGCTTGGAAGCGGTGGCAGATGCGATGTGCGACACTCGCACGGTATCCGAAGAGACCGAAACCCAAGCTCCTGATCTTGAACCTACGCAGGAAGTACACGATGAGCCGAAGCTCACGCTTGAAGATGTCCGAAGTGTCTTATCTGAAATAAGTGCAAACGGACACGGAGCTGAAATTCGTGAACTCCTCAAAAAGTACGGACAGAGCAAGTTGAGCGAAATCGACCCAAAGGACTATCCTGCTCTGCTCAAGGATGCGGAGGTGCTGAAATGAGTGTAAAGAAACACGCAGTTCTTTCCGCTTCCGCTTCTCACAGATGGCTGAATTGTAACCCATCTGCAAGGCTTGAGCTTGAGTTTGAGGATAGAGAAACTGAAGCGGCAGCCGAAGGCACAGCTGCACACGCTCTCTGCGAACACAAGCTCCGCAAGGCTCTGAAAATGCGTTCCCGGAAGCCCACCTCGCAGTATGACTCGGACGAGATGGACGAACACACGGACGGATATGTCTCCTTTGTCCTTGAGGTTTTAGAGGAAGCAAAAAAGGTGTGTCCCGATCCGGTGATTCTCATCGAACAAAGACTTGACTTCTCTCGGTTTGTCCCTGATGGGTTCGGCACGGGTGACTGCATCATTATTTCCGACAGCACTTTACATATCATCGATTTCAAGTACGGTCAAGGTGTGCTTGTGGAAGCAGAAGAAAATCCGCAGATGATGCTCTATGCTCTCGGTGCTTTGGAGATTTATGACGGTCTGTACGACATTGAAAATATCTCAATGACCATCTATCAACCACGCCGTGAGAATGTCAGCACATGGACGATTTCCATTTCCGAGCTTCAGGCTTGGACGGAAAACACCCTAATTCCGAAAGCTGAAAAAGCCTACAAAGGCGAAGGCGAATACTGCACAGGCTCTTGGTGTACCTTTTGCAAGGCTTCGGTCAAGTGCCGTGCGAGAGCTGAAGAGAAGCTTTCCCTTGCAAAGTATGAGTTCAAAGCACCGCCTTTACTTTCGGATGACGAGATTGAGGACATCCTCGGAAAACTTGATGACCTCACCAAGTGGGCAAATGAAATCACAGCCTACGCACAGGATGCAACTCTTAACCACGGCAAAGAATGGCGAGGATTCAAAGTGGTCGAAGGACGCTCCAACAGAAAGTACACAGACGAAGATGCCGTTGCCGAAGCAGCGAAGGCTGCCGGATACACGGATATTTACAAACAAAGCCTTATTACCATCACAGAAATGGAAAAGCTGATGGGCAAAAAAGGCTTTGCAGAAATTCTCGGTGGTCTTGTTTTCAAACCACCGGGCAAACCGACACTCGTGCCTGCGAGTGACAAAAGACAGGCAATCACAAAAGCAAAAGCAGAAAATGAATTTAATGAAATTACGGAGGATTGAGAAATATGACAAATCAGAATAACACAAAAGTAGTAACAGGTGTAGTGAGACTTTCCTATGCGAATGTATGGGAGCCTAAATCTATTAACGGTGGAGCAGAAAAATACTCTGTTTCCCTCATTATCCCCAAGTCGGATAAAAAGACCATTTCGCAGATTGAAGCAGCAATCGAAGCGGCAATCAAAGAAGGTGCTTCCAAGTTCGGTGGCAAGATTCCCAACAAGGCGGCTCTCAAGCTCCCTCTTCGTGACGGTGACTTGGAAAGAGACGATGAAGCATACAAGGATAGCTTCTTTGTAAATGCAAACAGCACAACCGCACCGCAGATTGTTGACTCAAAGGTTCAGCCGATTCTCGACCGCAACGAAGTTTATAGCGGTGTATATGCGAGAGTCTCTATCACCTTCTATGCCTTCAACTCTAACGGCAATAAGGGTATTGCCTGCGGTCTCGGTAACATTCAGAAGGTTCGTGATGGTGAACCCCTCGGTGGCAGAACAAACGCAGCGGACGATTTCACAACCCTTGATGATGAGGATTTTCTTGACTAAATAACTATTGCAGAAAGGAGTACCTATGAAAACGATAAGCATTGATATTGAAACATACTCCTCTGTAAACCTTACCAAATCGGGTGTGTACAAATACTGCGAAGCAGACGATTTCGAGATACTCCTTTTTGCATATTCCGTTGACGGTGGTGAGGTCAAGGTTGTGGACTTGGCAATGGGTGAAAAAATCCCATTGCCTGTCCTCAATGCTCTCGCAGATGAGAATGTTGTGAAATGGGCATTCAATGCCCAATTTGAACGCATATGTCTTTCAAAATATATCGGTCAGCATATGACCGCAAAATCGTGGAGATGCACAATGGTATGGGCGGCAACACTCGGTCTTCCGCTTTCGCTCGAAGGTGTGGGAGCTGTCCTCGGTCTTGAGAAGCAAAAGCTCACCGAGGGCAAAGACCTCATCCGTTACTTCTGCTCTCCCGGTAAACTCCGTGATGGGACGACCATCCGGCACTTGCCACAAGATGCCCCGGAACGATGGGAGCGTTTCAAGAAATACAATATCCGAGATGTTGAGGTTGAAATGTCGATTCAACAGCGGCTTTCAAAGTTTCCTGTCCCGGATAGCGAATGGCAAAATTACATCCTCGACCAAGAAATCAATGACCGAGGAATAATGCTTGATATGGATTTGGTGGAATCAGCAATTGAGTGCGACTCTGAAATGCGAGAATCGAACCTTCAAATTGCCCGTGACCTCACGGGTCTTGATAACCCAAATTCAACCACGCAGTTAAAATCGTGGCTTGCGGAACAAGGTGTAGAAACTGACAGCTTAAGCAAGGATACCGTTGAAGCCTTGTTGGAATCGGCAACAGACGATATTGCCGAAATCCTAAATCTCCGAAGGCAACTCGCAAAGAGTAGTGTCAAGAAATACACGGCAATGGTTAATGCAGTCGGTGCAGACAGCCGAGCAAGGGGTCTCATTCAATTCTATGGTGCAAACCGCACAGGCAGATATGCCGGAAGACTTATCCAAGTTCAGAACCTTCCACAGAACCATCTCCCTGATTTGGAGCAAGCAAGAAATCTTGTAAAGAAAGGCTTTTACAACGATATAGAAATGCTCTATGATTTCGTACCATTTGTTTTGTCGGAGCTTATAAGAACCGCCTTCGTTCCAAAGCAAGGATGCCGTTTCTATGTTGCTGACTTTGCTGCAATTGAAGCTCGTGTCATTGCTTGGCTTGCAGGCGAGGAATGGCGGCAAGGTGTATTTTCTCAAGGCGGTGACATCTATTGTGCATCCGCATCGCAGATGTTTCATGTTCCTGTCGAGAAAAATGGTGTGAACGGACACCTCCGACAAAAAGGTAAAATTGCGGAACTTGCTCTCGGTTACGGTGGTTCGGTTGGTGCATTGAAAGCAATGGGTGCATTACAGATGGGCATTGAGGAGTCCGAGCTTCAGCCGCTTGTGGATGCTTGGAGACAGGCAAACACAAAAATCGTGCGGTTTTGGTATGCGGTTGACTCAGCAGTTAAGGAATGCATCAAAGAAAGACACAACACCTATACCCACGGGATTGGGTTCTCAATTCAAAGCGGAATCCTATTCATTATGCTTCCTTCCGGCAGAAGGCTTGCGTATGTAAAACCGAGGATTGGTTCAAACCGCTTCGGTGGTGAGTCGGTGACCTATGAAGGTGTCGGAGGCACAAAGAAATGGGAACGGCTCGAAAGCTACGGTGCAAAGTTTGTCGAGAACATCGTTCAGGCAACAGCCCGTGACATACTTGCTGAAGCTATGCTTCGGCTCAAGGCTTCGGGATATGCAATTGTTATGCACATCCACGATGAAGCAGTTATTGAAGCAACACCCGAAACTTCGCTTGACGATATTTGTCGGGTTATGGGACAGACCCCGGCTTGGGCAGATGGACTTCTGCTTCGTGCCGATGGGTATGTCTGCGATTTTTACAGAAAGGACTGAAAACAATGGGAGTTAATATGTACAACGCAGAACGCTACTACGACCCGACAGCATATGAAGCACTTACACGGATTGAAGCGGAAGCAAAGAAATCTGCATTCCGACCAATCGTTTATATATGTTCACCATTTTCTGGGGACACCGAAGCAAACATCGAAAAGGCAAGAAAGTTCTGCCGACACGCAGTTGACAAAGGATGTATCCCTATTGCACCACATCTTTTCTTTCCGCAGTTCATGTCGGACGATGACCCAAAGGAAAGAAACCTTGCAATCTTTATGGACATCGTTCTGCTGTCGAAATGTGCCGAATTATGGGTGTTCGGTGAAACCATCTCCAATGGAATGAGTATGGAAATTGAAAAAGCAAAACGAAAAAGACAGCCGATCAGGTATTTCACCGAGGCTTGTGAGGAGGTTAAAAAATGAAGATAGCATTTGGTAATAGCCGTATGGATAAGCGGTGGAAAAACAAAGAGATGTCTTGGGAGGAACTGTGTGAGGTTGTAAGTTACACCAAACGCACCACCGAGACCGTTGAAGAATACAGAAAAATGAAAAAGGGACAGCAGGACAATATCAAGGATGTCGGTGGCTTCGTTGGCGGTCATCTCCGTGAAGGCAGACGAAAGAACGGGAATGTCCTCTGCCGCAGTATGCTGACCCTTGATATGGACTATGCAACCCCGGACATTTGGGAAAATATCAAGATGCTCTATGATTTCAAGTGCTGCGTATATACCACACATAAACACACCAAAGAGAATCCGAGACTCCGTCTGCTTATTCCTCTTTCCCGTGATATTTCCGAAGAGGAATACCCGGCGGTCGCAAGAATGGTCGCAAAGGAAATCGGCATTGATATGTTCGATGACACTACATACGAACCTTGCAGACTTATGTATTTTCCGTCAACCTCCATTAACGGAGAGTTTTTCCACGATGTGAAGCGTGGAGATGACCTTGACCCTGATGTGTACCTTGCCAAATATGACGATTGGCACGATGTTTCAACTTATCCTGTTTCCTCAAGGCAGTCGGAAGTTGTAAAGAGGAGTGTTGCAACCCAAGCTGACCCTCTCACGAAACCGGGTGTGGTCGGAGCATTCTGCCGAGCATACACCATCGAGGAAGCAATCGAGAAGTTCCTGTCCGATGTTTACGCACCGAGTGCGATGAACGGACGATTTGATTATATCCCGGCTGACTCTGCGGCAGGTGTCGTTGTGTATGACAGCAAGTTTGCATACAGTCATCACGCAACCGACCCTGTATGCGGACAGCTCCTGAATGCTTTTGATTTAGTTAGACTGCACCTATACCGGGAGGTTGATGATAGGTGCGATAGAAATACACCTCCATCCAAGCTCCCGTCCTATAAAGCAATGTGCGAATTTGCCTTAAAGGATGAAGCTGTCCGTGCTGTGTTTGCCGAAGAACGAATGGCACAGGCTTCGGATGAGTTTTCAACGGATGATTGGCAGACAACTTTGGAACTTGACAAAGCCGGAAACATCAAGGACACGATGACTAACATTTGTACCATTATCCGAAACGATGAAAACCTCAAGTGTATCGTGTTCAATCAGTTCAAAAATATGATTGATGTTATTGGCACTCTTCCGTGGAAACAGGTGAAGCCGGGTTGGAGCGACACCGACCTTGCTTGTGCAAAGATGTATTTTGAACGCATCTATGGAATATGGTCACCGACCAAATTCAAGGATGCTCTCCTTGCTGTGGCTTCAGCTGACCGACTTTACCATCCTGTTAAAGAATATTTATCAGATCTGAAATGGGACGGAGTTGAAAGGCTTGATACCTTACTTGTGGACTACCTCGGAGCTGAAGACTCGGAATATGTCCGTGCAGTTACACGCAAAACCCTCGTGGCAGCCGTTGCAAGAATTTTTAAACCCGGCACAAAGTTCGACTCCATCCTTGTTATCAGCGGAAAGCAAGGTGTCGGCAAATCAACACTCTTTGCAAGGCTCGGTCAGCAATGGTTCTCTGACTCTCTGTCCATTGCGGATATGAAGGATAAGACCGCACCTGAAAAGCTACAGGGATATTGGATTCTTGAAATTTCGGAGCTTAACGGTATGAAAAAGGTTGATGTGGAAACCATCAAATCCTTCGTTTCCCGAACCGATGACAAGTACCGCCAAGCCTATGGCACTTCAGTTGAAAGTCATCCGAGAAGCTGTATCATCGTAGGCACAACCAACAGCGATGGTGGCTTCCTTCGTGACATCACAGGTAACCGCCGCTTCTTCCCGGTGAGCATTACAGGCAAAGGAAAATACCATGCTTGGGAACTTACCGAAGTCGACCAAATATGGGCAGAAGCCGTGGAGTATTACAACCGTGGAGAGGAGCTGTTCCTTAAAGGTGAAATTGCGGAACAAGCATATGCTATGCAAAGAGATGCAATGGAAACGGATGACCGAGAAGGCATTGTTGAGGATTACCTTAATACCTTGCTTCCCGATGAGTGGGCATCTATGGATTTGTACGAAAGAAAAAGCTATCTCAACGGCACAGAGTTCGGTGAGGTTAAAAGGAATGGCTCTGTCGAGCGTGACCGTGTTTGCGTTATGGAAATATGGTGCGAGTGCTTCGGCAAACCCCGTGAGAGCATCAAAAAGGGTGATTCCTATGAAATTGAAGGCATCCTTTATAAGCTCGGTGGTTGGGAGCGTTATTCCGGCAACGCATCCGGCAAGATGAGAATCCCCGGTTATGGGGTTCAAAAGACATTCGTCCGTGTTGCCAAAGGAAACGCAAAAAGAGATTGATGTTGTTTCCTTCTTTTCCTTAAAGGGGTAACAGAAACTTTTTGAGGAAACAACCCAAAGCCGTGGGCGGTCAGCCTTGTAGTGTGGTTGTTTCCTTTGTTTCCAAAAAACTTTATATAAAAGAAAAATATAAAGATAAAGAGATAAATAGCAACATATACACGCATACACGCACGAGAGAGTTTTAACCCACTCGGCAACATCAACGAGAAACAAGGAGTTCAAAATGAGAGAAAAAGTGATTGAAGATAAATTGAGAAAAGCGGTCAAAGAAAAAGGCGGTCTTTGCTTGAAGTTCGTGTCTCCCGGCTTTGATGGTGTTCCTGACAGAATAATCCTGATGCCCGGTGGCATTATGGCATTTGCCGAACTCAAAGCACCGGGCAAAAAACTACGACCGCTTCAAGAACGCAGAAAACGACAGTTAGAATCACTCGGCTTTTCGGTTTTCTGCATTGACAACCCTGAATGCATTGGAGGTGTACTTGATGAAATATGTACCGCATAACTACCAAACCTATGCAACCGAGTTCATTGAGGAGCACCCTGTCGCAGCAGTCCTTTTAGATATGGGACTTGGAAAAAGTGTAATAACCCTTTCCGCTATCAACGACCTTTGCCTTGACACATTTGAGGTGCAGAAGGTTCTCGTCATAGCACCTCTCCGTGTTGCAAGGGATACATGGAAAGCGGAAATCGAGAAATGGGAGCATTTGAAATGTCTCAAATACTCCATCGCAGTTGGAACGGAAGCCGAAAGAAAAGCTGCACTCAAAAAGCCTGCCAACCTTTACATTATCAACCGAGAAAATGTGGGATGGCTAATTGAGCAAAGTGGGCTGCCCTTCAATTATGATATGGTTGTGATTGATGAGCTTTCTTCCTTCAAAAGCCACCAAGCCAAAAGGTTCAGAAGCCTGATGAGGGTTCGACCGACCGTCAGCCGAATGGTAGGTCTTACGGGTACACCTTCTTCAAACGGACTTATGGACTTATGGGCAGAGTTCAAATTGCTTGATATGGGCAAACGACTCGGAAGGTTCATTACCCATTACAGGGACGAGTTCTTTCGTCCCGACAAACGCAATGGTCAAGTGATTTTTTCCTACAAGCCTAAAGAAGGTGCAGAAGAAGAAATCTACAGACGAATTTCCGATATAACCATTTCGATGAAAAGCACCGACTACCTCGAAATGCCTGAATGCATTATAAATGAGGTTGAGGTCAGCCTTTCGGAAAAAGAAATGAAAATGTATAACGGATTGAAAACAGACCTCGTTCTTGCGATTGCCAATAAGGAAATCGATGCGGTGAACGCAGGAGCCTTGAGCAATAAACTCTCCCAAATGGCAAATGGAGCAGTTTATGACGAGAATAAAAACTATATTGAAATCCACGACCGCAAACTTGATGCCCTTGAGGATTTAATCGAACAGGCAAACGGCAAACCCGTACTTGTGGCATATTGGTTCAAGCATGATCTTGAGCGAATCAGAAAAAGGTTCGATGTGAGGGAAATAAAATCCTCGAAGGACATAGTCGATTGGAATAATGGCAAAATTCCTGTTGCTGTCATTCATCCGGCTTCAGCAGGTCACGGGCTCAATATCCAAGAAGGCGGTTCGACCCTTATTTGGTTCGGTCTCACTTGGAGCTTGGAATTATACCTTCAAACCATCGCCCGTTTGTGGAGACAAGGTCAAAAATCCAAAACTGTGGTAATTCACCACATTATTGCCAAAGGTACAAACGATGAGCGAATTATGAAGGCTCTTCGTGAAAAGGAAATAACCCAAGATGCGTTAATGGACGCAGTAAAGGCAGAGATTGGAGGGATATGCCTATGACAAAAAAAGAGCTTTCACAGCTCTATTACTTAAACCGGGAAATTGAGGAACAGCAGCGCCGATTGGAGGAACTTGAAATACTCGCAACTTCCTGTACCGCCCAAATAACAGGTATGCCGAGAGTGCCGTGGAATTCCGACAAAGTGGCAAAATATGCCGCTGAAATAGCCGACTTAAAAGCACTCCTTGATTTGAACCTTAAAAAGTGCTTCTATGAGTTCAACCGCATTAACCGCTATATAGAAACCGTGGAAGATTCCCAAATGCGTATGATATTGGCACTCCGCTATATCAACGGATTAAGTTGGCGGCAGATAGCCTTCAGCATTGGCGGTGGTAACACCGAGGACGGTGTCCGTAAGGCACACGACCGCTTTCTTGCAAAAAATTAAAAGTTGTCCGTTTTGTCCGCTTCACCTATGCTATAATGGTAGTGTCGAAAGATAAGCCTTCGGGGTGCAACATACCCGGAGGCTTTTATTATGCCCGAAAGCGAGGTGAAACAATGCCCAAGAAACCCAAGCGACCGTGTTCTTACCCCGGCTGTCCCAAGCTTACAGATGGGCGGTTCTGTGATGAACACCAACGACAAGAGAACCAACGCTACGAGAAGTACGACAGAGACCCTGCTGTACGCCGTAGGTATGGCAGAGCTTGGAAGCGAATCCGTGACCGACACATTGCAGCAAATCCGTTGTGTGAGGAGTGCAAGAAGCACGGCAAGCTGACTCCTGCCGAGGAGGTTCACCACATCCTTCCTCTTTCCAAAGGTGGAACACACGCAGCAAACAATTTGATGTCGCTTTGTAAATCTTGTCACTCCGAGATTACAGCTCGTGAAGGTGACCGTTGGAATGGTAACCGGGGGTAGTCAAATCTCTACACCTTTTCATCCGTGCAACGGGCGTGGGCTTTCGTGTGCAAAAATCGGAAATCAAACGGGGTATTAACCCCCAAGCAGAAAACGAGGTGAATTCAAAGTGGCAAAAGACGGTACAAACCGTGGCGGTCAGCGTGTCGGTGCAGGCAGAAAGCCAAAGGCTCTCACCGACAAAATCGCAAGCGGAAAAGCAAACTCCGCTTCAGTTATAACTCTGCCTGAACCTGTCAGCTTTGAGGGTGTGGATGTACCGCCTATCAAGGAATACCTAAAGGCTGAACAGAAAAGCGGGAAAGACCTATGTGCCGAAGCAGTCTACAAGGACACTTGGTTATGGCTTCGGGAGCGTGGCTGTGAGCAGCTTGTTAACACACAGCTCATTGAGCAGTATGCGATGAGCGTGTCGAGATGGATTCAATGTGAGGAGTGCATTTCTGAATATGGCTTCCTTGCAAAGCATCCGACAACGGGTAATGCGATAGCCTCTCCTTATGTTGCGATGAGCCAAACCTATATGAAACAGGTCAATCAAACTTGGTATCAGATATACCAAATCGTAAAAGAGAACTGTTCTACGGAATATGGTGGCACGAATCCGCAGGACGATTTGATGGAGCGTTTACTCAACGCTCGGAAAGGACGATAGTATGGCAATAAGTTATAAAACAGCGGAGAGTGTCTGCAAAGGACACCCCGATAAACTCTGCGACCTTATCGCAGACAGCATTCTTGACGAGTGCTTAAGAAAAGACAGAAACTCCCGTGTTGCCTGTGAGGTTATGGCAACGGGACACAAAATCATCGTTTCGGGTGAAATCACCTGCTCCAAGAGAATCGACATCCGTCTTGTGGTTCGTGAGACATTACGCAAGGTCGGTTATAATCCTATGCTTTACCTTGTTTATGTTTTCGTACATAAGCAAAGCACAGACATTGCAGGCGGTGTAAACAAATCTCTTGAAGTCCGCAACAAAAACGCACAGGACTATTTTGCTTCAGTCGGTGCGGGAGATCAGGGTACCGTGTATGGATATGCCACGATAGAGACTTGGAATAAACTCCCTCTCCCGGTAGTCTTGGCAAACAACATCTGCAAGGAACTTGACCTTGCTATGCACAACGGAACTATTGAGGGCATCGGCTTTGACGGAAAAGCACAGGTAACTGTTGAGTACGATGACGGCAAACCAAAACGAATCACCAATGTCATTGTATCGGTTCAGCATAAGGCTGATAAAAACCTCAAAGACCTCCGCCGCGAAATCGCAACCGAAATCCTGTATCCTCTTTTCGATAGGTACAAAATGAATAAGGATGCAGAAATTCTCGTGAATCCCTCCGGCAGATTTGTCAAGGGCGGTCCCTCTGCGGACACGGGTCTTACGGGCAGAAAAATTATGGTCGACACCTATGGCGGTCTCGCTGCACATGGTGGCGGAGCATTTTCCGGGAAAGACCCAACGAAAGTAGACCGAAGCGGTGCGTATATGGCAAGAGCCGTAGCTCGTAATATTGTAAACGCACATCTTGCCAATGAATGTCAGGTCGGCATTTCTTATGCCATCGGCAAAGCTGAACCTACAGCTATTGAAATCAACACATTCGGAACTGCAAAAGTAGATGAAGAGATTATCCGCAAAGTTGTACTTGAGGTGTTCGACCTCCGTCCGGCTGCGATTATTTCTCTATTGAAACTTCGCAGTCCTTTTTATTCTGAAACTACAGCCTATGGTCATTTCAACGGCTACAAAGGTTCGTGGGAGGAACTTGATAAAACAAAAGAAATCTGCGAGGCGGTGAGCAAGTATGTTGATTGAGAAAATCAAAGCAACTGAGCTGCTCCCGGCTGACTATAACCCTCGAAAAGATTTGAAACCGGGCGATGCCGAATATGAAAAATTAAAACGCTCCCTTGAGGAGTTCGGATATGTAGAACCCGTCATTTGGAACAAGACCACGGGCAATGTCGTGGGCGGTCACCAAAGGCTCAAGGTTCTGCTTTCCATGGGAATGACAGAAATCGACTGTGTTGTTGTGGAACTTACTCCCGAAAAGGAAAAAGCTCTCAATGTAGCTCTTAACAAAATCAGCGGTGATTGGGACAAGGACAAACTTGCTCTTTTAATATCCGACTTGCAAGGGGCAGACTTCGATGTGTCACTTACGGGTTTTGAGCCTGCCGAAATTGATGACCTTTTCAAAGACACCCTCAAAGACGGAATCAAGGACGATGACTTTGATGTTGATGCCGAGCTGAAGAAACCCACAAAAACAAAACTTGGTGATGTGTGGCTTCTCGGCAGACATAAGCTCGTCTGCGGTGACAGTACAAATGCTGACACCTTTGCTTTGCTTATGGGTTCTGAAAAGGCAAATCTTGTAATTACCGACCCTCCGTATAATGTGAACTACGAAGGCTCTGCCGGGAAAATCAAAAACGATAATATGGCTGATGAGAATTTCTACAAATTTCTTTTTGATGCCTTTACCAATACTGAAAACGCAATGGCAGACGATGCGAGCATTTATGTGTTCCATGCCGACACCGAAGGCTTGAATTTCAGAAAGGCATTCAATGACAGCGGATTCTATCTTTCCGGCACTTGCATTTGGAAAAAGCAATCTCTCGTTCTCGGTCGCTCTCCTTATCAATGGCAACACGAGCCTGTGCTGTTCGGTTGGAAAAAGAAAGGAAAGCATCAATGGTATACAGGACGGAAGGAATCGACCATTTGGGAATTTGACAAGCCAAAGAAAAATGGTGACCATCCCACAATGAAGCCTATTCCGCTTCTGGCTTATCCGATTATGAATTCGAGTATGACAAACTCGGTTGTGCTTGACCCATTCGGTGGCAGCGGTTCAACCCTTATTGCCTGTGAGCAGTCCGACCGCATCTGCAGAACCATTGAACTTGACGAAAAATTCTGTGATGTAATTGTCAGTCGTTACATCGAGCAAGTCGGCTCTTCTGAAAAGGTGCAACTTATCCGTGAAGGTGTTACCATACCTTACTCCGAGGTTGAGGACGAAGAAACAATCCCGCTGTTTTAGGAGGTAAGCCATGCAAGAGAATAAAAGATTAACACTCGGCAGTCTATTTGACGGCTCTGGCGGTTTCCCTCTTGGGGGGATGCTTGCCGGAGTCGTTCCTGTATGGGCATCGGAGATTGAGCCGTTTCCTATAAGGGTTACTACAAAACGACTGCCGTTTATGAAACACTATGGAGATGTTTCAAAGATGGACGGTGCAAAGATTGAACCCGTTGATATTATCACCTTTGGTTCACCTTGCACCGACCTTTCGGTCGCAGGCAAAAGAGCCGGACTTGACGGAGAACAATCGGGTCTCTTCTTTGAAGCTATCCGTATTATAAAAGAAATGAGGTGTGCAACAAATGGAAAATACCCACGATTTATCGTTTGGGAAAATGTCCCCGGTGCATTCTCATCCAACAAAGGAAAAGACTTCAAAGCCGTCCTCGAAGCTATCATCGGCATCACAGGACAGACAGCCGAGGTGCCTATGCCTCCGAAAGACAAATGGGCATATGCAGACACCCTCGTGGGAGACGGATGGAGCATTGCGTACAGAACTCTCGATGCTCAATATTGGGGAGTTCCCCAACGAAGGCGTAGAATCTTCCTTGTCGCAGATTTTGCAAGTGGGTGTGCCGGAAAAATACTATTTGAGTCAGAAGGCTTGTCAAGGTATTCTGCGGAGAGCTTCGGAGCGTGGCAAAGAGCTACCCGGTGTACTGAAGGTTGCCTTGATGAGACAAGCGAATGCGTAAACATTGAGAACCATCCGTGTGACAGCCGTGTCCGTCTTAATGATGACGGAGTGGTACAAACTTTAAGTTCCCGTATGGGAACAGGCGGTGGAAATGTACCTCTTATAATGAACCCACCAAAAGCCTATGGGATATGCTCGACCGAGAGTAATGCTATGAAATCCGATAACCCACACAGCGGAATCTATGAAGCCAAGACTTCCCGGACAATTGATAAAAGCGGAACATCGCCCACTTGCAATCAAGGCGGCATTGCCGTTGTTTGTGTAGACCAAGGCGGTGGCAAAAGCTCCTGTTCGGTCAGCCGGGATTTAGCACCTACTCTTGCTTGCACTCACGGCGGTGAGCCTGTTGTCTGCGTAAAGGACAGCGAGGTGTACTCCATCACTACGGGTTATTATATGCAAGTGGAAAAAGAGAAAGCTCCTACACTTCTCTCAAGGGACTATAAGGATGCTGCGTGTGTTTCTGAACCGTGTTTCGGAATCGACCGTGCAGCATTCAATCAGGGAAAGAACGCACAGTACAAGCCATCCATCGAAAAGGAACTCGCACCTACTCTTGTTGCAAAGGGGCCCGGTGCTTTGGCACAGCCCGTTTCGTTCTATCCGCAAATGAAAGCCGAGTGCCAATCTCCGCTTGAGGATATTTCAAATACCCTCGTGAACGGAACAAATCCCGGCTATCAAAACGGCGTGGTTGAAACGAGCTATATGGTTCGGAGATTAACTCCGACCGAGTGTGCAAGGCTTCAAGGCTTCCCGGATTGGTGGTGTTCTTCTCTTGAAACTCCCGATCCCTCTAATGATGAACTCCGCTTCTGGATGAATGTTTTTGAAACCTATCGCCAAATCACCGAACTGAACAAGAAACCCAAAACCCTAAAGCAAATCATAAGGTGGCTCAAAGACCCTTATGCCGATGCTTCGGAATATAAGATGTGGGGTAACGGAGTCGCATTGCCTTGCGTATATTTCGTGCTTTCGGGTATTGTGTACCATACACAACTTGAGCCTTGATTATTCTACATAGTTAGTGCTGTAAATGACTTGATATATCAGGGGTTTAGAGGTAATATGTGACTACCAAAAAACAAAGGAGGTCATTTACAATGACAGTAAAGTACAATGTAACAGGAACTAAACGAAAAGAGCTCGTACAGCTCATCTCGAACTTCACAGGTTGCGAAGCTAAATACAAAGGGGCACCGACTTTTGCTTACGAAGTGGACTACTTCACTATCGACAAAAGCGGTGCTCTTTCTTTTGACGACAGAGCCGACAGCGAGGTAATTGAGAGACTGCTTGAAATGCTCTATGACAACGGCTTCGAGTCCGAAGCTCTGCCGGAAGCAGACGAACCCGAAACCACAAGTGAAAGCACGGGACTTTGTGTTTCAATGCCGAGAACACTTTTCACCGAAACAGCACTCGCAAACCTCAAGAGCATCGTAGCTGCAAAGGCTAACCTTCTTAAGAAAGCCTTTCAGACGGATGAGCTTTCCATTCTCGAAGAAGACGGAAAGGTATGCTTCCCTTGGTTCAGCGGTGAAACACCTGAAGAGGTCAAGGCTTACGACCACTTCATTTGCAAACTTTGCGAAATGGCTCGAACCCAAAAGCGTGTAACCGCAACCGAGAAACAGGTCGACAACGAGAAGTACGCATTCAGATGCTTCCTTTTAAGACTCGGCTTCATCGGCAAGGAATATAAGGAAACACGAAAAGTGCTCCTCCGCAACCTCGAAGGCAACACCGCCTTCAAAAGTGGAAACCGAACTGAAACGGAGGTGGAAGCTGATGCATGACCCTTTTTTCGATAAAACGAAATGCGACCGTTGTGGTGGCTCTCTCAAGGACGGACGAATGCAGTCAATGTTCAATGAAGATTGCTTGTGTATGAACTGTATAGCAGCGGAGCGAAAGCTCCCCGAATATGGGGATGCGGTCAAGGCTGACCACGCAGAAATCCGCCGTGGGAACTTCAATTTCAAGGGCATCGGATACCCCAAAAAATAAGCTGTAATATACACAAATACTGCCCGAAAACATTGTGTAGTAATCGTATTGCTATATATCTCTTTTAGAGGTAATATGTGTCACACAAAAGGAAAACACACACTTTGAAAAGGAGCAAAAACGATGTTTAACACAAAGTTCGGAATTGAAATTGAGTTCACAGGAATCACAAGAAAAGAAGCTGCCGAGACCGCAGCAAACTACCTCGGAGGCACGGTCGAGTACACAGGAACCTACTATCAAACCTACACGGTAACCACCCCGGATGGACGCAAGTGGAAGTTTATGAGTGACGGAAGCATTAAGTGCCAAAGGAAAGAAAGCGGCAGAAAGGTTGCAGCCGACAACGATTACAGCGTTGAGTTTGTAAGCCCCATTCTTTCCTACAGAGAGGACATTGAAAAACTGCAAGAGCTTGTTCGACAGATTCGACACAAAGGTGGCTTCGCAAACTCCTCTTGCGGAATACACATTCACCTTGACGGAGCAAGCCACGATGCAAGAAGCATCAGAAACTTCATAAACATTATTGCATCAAAGAACGACCTTTTTTACAAGGCACTTCAAATCAACCCTGACCGAGCAAGATTCTGCAAGAAGATGGACACTCACCTTGTTGAAACGATGAACCGCAAAAAGCCGAAGACCTTAAACCGAATCGAGGACATTTGGTACGAAGGCTACAGAGATTCGAGAAACCAACACTACCATCAAAGCCGTTACCACTTCCTTAACCTCCACAGCTTTTTCACAGGACACCATACGGTTGAACTTCGAGGCTTCAACAGCGAACTTCACGCAGGCAAAATAAGAAGCTACATTGTTCTTGCCCTTGCCCTTAACCACCAAGCATTAACCCAAAAGTGTGCTTCCTCCAAAAAGCCACAAGTTGAGAATGAGAAATTCGCAATGCGAACCTACCTCAACCGCATTGGCTTTATCGGAGACGAATTCAAGAACTGCCGAGAGCATTTGACAACCCACCTTAGTGGTTCGGCAGCTTGGAGATTCGGCAACTAAAGCACCCACCGCAAACAATCGGACGGCATTGCCGTCCTTAAGGTGGTAGAAGGGTTATTAACCCTCAAAAAATATCAAGGAGGATTTCCAAATGAACAAAAAAATCTATCTTGCCTACGGCTCGAACCTGAACATCCGACAGATGCGTTTCCGCTGCCCTCGTGCAAAGGTGCTCGGTACAACGACCCTTGATGGCTACGAACTGCTTTTCCGTGGCTTCCACGAATCCGCAGTTGCAACAGTCGAACCGAAAGTAGGTTCAAGCGTTCCTGTTTTGCTTTGGCTCACGACAGAGCCGGACGAACAAGCACTTGACCATTACGAGGGGTATCCGCACCTTTACCGCAAAGAAACGATTACGGTTCCTTTTGAGGGAAAAGATGTCGAAGCCTACATTTACATTATGAATGACGGCAGACCTATCAATTCACCCGGCTGCGGTTATTACTCGACCATCCGTGAGGGTTATGAAAGTTGCGGTTTTGATACTTCCTTTCTCAAGGAGTCCGCACTCAAATGCTCGAAAGGCGGTGGAAAATTTGACCGATAAAATCCGAGAGCAGATTATGGAGGTTCGTGCCTCCGGCAAAGCAAATATGTGCGACTGCAATGCCGTTCAGGTTGTTGCCAACGATATGCAGTTTTACGAGCTTGTTATTTATATTGAGGAACACCGTGAAGCCTACTTCCACTTCATTCTAACGGGTGAAATTAAGAAATAAAATACACAGTTTTCATCTCAAATCTTTGTGTAGTATATAATCGCAAATTGACTTGATATATACTGCTTTTAGAGGTAATATGTGTACAACAAAAGGAACACGGAGGTTACCAAAATGAATGAATTCACAACAGTTGAAAGACTCGCCCTCGACATTTCACCGAGCTACGATGCAATCGTAAGGTACAAAGGTTTTGTATGCCTTGCCACCTTAAACTACAAAGGCAAGTACGAAGCCGAGATTTATGAGTATGTTGACGAGCCGGATTCTGAATTTGCTGAAATTGAATGCCGCCTTTCCCTTTATGAAAAGGCAACTGAACAATTCAGCAACAGCGGCGAAGCAATTATGTGGTGCTTTAAAACCATAGACAGATAAGAAAACAAAAAATACCGAACGGGGCCGTAAGGCTCTGTTCCTCGTTACACCAAAGACCTGCAAGGGTCTTATTTTTATACCCATTTGACAAGGAGGAGTTATATGAGACAAGGGACAACCCCTACACACACATTCCTTCTTCCGTTTGAAACAAGCAACATCAAGGCTTTGGAAATCACCTATGCACAGCAAGACACCGTGATTCTGAAAAAGAACCTTGATGCTTGTGTTCTTGATGGCAAAGTAGTAACAATAGAACTTTCGCAAGAAGACACCTTTTTGTTTGACACGACTTCTGCGGTTCAAATGCAGCTTCGTGTATTGACTACCACCGACCAAGCCTATGCGACTGAAATTTACATTGGAAAGGTTGCAAAGAGCCTGAGTAAGGAGGTGCTGAAATGAATGACTTTGAAGTTCAGTTTTCGGAAAACAAGCAAGAGGTCGATGTTGATTTCACCGATGGCACAAGAGCATTGAACGGAAAAGACGGAAAAGATGGCAAAGATGGAAAGGACGGAAAATCCGCATATGAGCTTGCTGTTCAGAAAGGCTATGAAGGTACAGAGGAAGAATGGCTTATAGCCCTTAAGGGTGAAGATGGCGAACCGGGAGTTCCGGGCATCGATGGTAAACACGCATATGTTTTCACTACTGAGGGTACAAGTACCTCTTTTACTGCTACAATTGAAGGCTATACCGAATATACCAAGGGTGACCTATTCGTTATGATACCGCATATTGCGGCTACAAGTACATCGCCCAAACTTAACATTAATGGTCTCGGTTCTTATTCAATCCAAAGAAGAGCCTACAATTCTACAATAAAGGCATTGCGTTCTTCCGGTTGCATTGCAAAGGGCATCCCTCAACTGCTTGTTTTCACGGGCAGTTATTTTGTTGCTTTGTCACAGTACCAACCTTACGGTGGTACGGACTTCTATACTACAATTTCTGTTTCAAAAGGTGGAACGGGCAAAACATCGTGGACAGCTAATAGACTCATATATGCTTCCGGGTCATCGACTCTTTCACAGATATACCCACCATCGAGTGATAGTGTTTTGATGCAAAGCACAAGCGGAGCCCCGTATTGGAAACCCAATACGGAAATAGTCCCCGGTATGATGGTCTATAGAGGAAAACACTCTGACCCTATTCTCTTGCCACCGCTAAAAAAAGGAAGTGTATATAAATTCACCACGGATGTCACACCTGAAATAGTAAGCGGAGTATCCGAGGTATCTTATTATCTTGATAACGAAACCTCGTTTTACACCTATGAATGGGGTATTGAAATTTACAGCAATGTAAATGATATCTGCTTTCAAGAACTGTCAAAAATACTCCCAAGCGACTATTTAAATGGTTATTGTGAGAACCCATTTACCTTTGCTTTTATTCAAGGCTCGAATCAAGAAAATGCAAAAGTATATATTTACCATTGCACACAAGCATACACCTATTACAACGAGTTTGAAGATGGTAGTTACTACTACTATTCGTTCTTTAGTGGTTCGTGGGAAAACAACGAGTATCCTACCGAGAATTATATCGCTTCGGGTCAACACATAACTTTTCGTGTTCCTTCAGGTACTTACCCTGCCGGAACTTATATATGCACAGGAGCTGATTGGGAACTCCTCGTATAACGCATCAAGGAGGTGATTGAAACGAGAAAACTAAAGAAATATACCCCAACGAAGTTTATGGCAAAGGACTCCTCTTATAACAAGGAGGCTGCCGACTATGCCGTGAACTTCATCGAATGCCTATGCCACACAAAAGGCACATGGGCAGGAAAACCATTCGAGCTTATTGATTGGCAAGAGCAAATCATCCGTGACATTTTCGGGACGCTCAAATCAAATGGCTATCGGCAGTTCAACACCGCCTACATTGAAATACCAAAAAAGATGGGCAAATCGGAGCTTGCGGCTGCGGTTGCTCTTTTATTATGCTGTGGTGACGGTGAGGAACGAGCCGAAGTTTACGGCTGTGCTGCAGACCGACAGCAGGCATCTATCGTTTTCGAGGTTGCAGCTGATATGGTTAAGATGTGTCCGGCTCTTGCAAAGCGTGTCAAAATCCTCGCATCTCAAAAGCGAATCATTTTCACACCCACTAACAGCTTTTATCAGGTGCTGTCTGCCGAAGCCTACTCCAAGCACGGCTTCAATATACACGGTGTCGTGTTTGACGAGCTTCACACGCAGCCGAACAGAAAGCTGTTTGATGTTATGACAAAAGGATCGGGCGATGCTCGAATGCAGCCCTTGTACTTCCTGATCACCACCGCCGGAACGGATACTCATTCCATCTGCTACGAAACCCACCAAAAAGCAAAGGACATCATTGAGGGCAGAAAAATCGACCCGACCTTCTATCCTGTTATATACGGAGCGGATGAATCGGATGATTGGACTGACCCGAAGGTATGGAAAAAGGCAAACCCATCACTCGGCATTACTGTCGGCATAGACAAAGTAAAGGCAGCGTGTGAGTCTGCGAAGCAGAACCCGGCTGAAGAGAATGCCTTTCGTCAGCTTCGTCTTAACCAATGGGTTAAACAGGCTGTGCGTTGGATGCCTATGGACAAGTGGGACAAATGCTCCTTTGCCGTTGACGAGGAAGAACTCCACGGCAGAGTTTGCTATGGCGGTCTTGACCTTTCAAGTACAACAGACATCACGGCTTTCGTCCTTGTCTTTCCCCCTCTTGATGAAGCGGACAAATACATCATCCTACCATACTTTTGGATTCCCGAAGACAACCTTGACCTTCGTGTTCGGAGAGACCATGTTCCGTATGATGTATGGGAAAAACAAGGTGTCCTTTTATCGACCGAAGGCAATGTTGTGCATTACGGCTTCATCGAAAAGTTTATAGAACGGCTCGGTGAAAAATACAACATCCGTGAAATCGCATTTGACCGTTGGGGTGCTGTACAGATGGTTCAGAACCTTGAGGGTATGGGGTTTACTGTTGTTCCTTTCGGTCAAGGATTCAAGGATATGTCACCGCCTACGAAGGAGCTGATGAAGCTCGTACTTGAGGAGCGAATTGCCCACGGCGGTCACCCGGTTCTTCATTGGATGATGGACAACATTTATGTAAGGACAGACCCTGCCGGGAACATCAAACCCGATAAGGAAAAATCAACAGAGAAAATTGATGGTGCGGTTGCAACTATTATGGCTCTTGACCGTGCTATCCGCTGCGGTATTGACACTACTGAAAGTGTCTATGACGAGCGAGGAATTTTGTTTATTTAAGGAGGTTGATTCTATATGGGAATATTTACAGGACTCTTCCGTTCAAGGGATAAGCCCAAGAACAGCACAGTCGGTCAAGGTTACAGCTTTTTCTTTGGTAACACCACTTCCGGCAAGGCAGTCACAGAGCGTTCCGCTATGCAAATGACAGCAGTTTACTCCTGTGTGAGAATACTTGCTGAAGCCATCGCCGGACTTCCGCTTCACCTTTACCGCTACAACGATAAAGGTGGCAAAGAAAAAGCCATCGACCACTCACTTTATCGTGTTCTTCACGATGAGCCGAACCCGGAAATGTCATCCTTTGTTTTCAGGGAAACGCTGATGACACATCTGCTCCTTTGGGGTAATGCCTACGCACAAATCGTGCGAAACGGCAAGGGTGAAGTTCTCGGATTGTATCCGCTTATGCCGAACAAAATGCGAGTTGACCGAGAAGCGGACGGAAAACTGTGGTACACATACACACACTCCAATGACGAAACGCAGACCATTAAAGGCTCGACTGTCAAAATGAGACCTTCCGATGTGCTTCATATCCCCGGACTCGGCTTTGACGGTCTTGTCGGTTACTCACCGATTGCAATGGCAAAGAATGCAATCGGTATGGGGATTGCTTGTGAGGAATACGGAGCAAGGTTCTTTGCCAATGGGGCAGCACCAAGCGGAGTGCTTGAACACCCCGGCACTATAAAAGACCCACAAAAGGTTCGTGAAAGTTGGAATGCTACCTTCAAAGGAAGCTCCAATGCACACAAGATTGCCGTGCTTGAGGAAGGAATGAAATATACGCAGATTGGTATTTCCCCGGAACAGGCACAATTCTTGGAAACAAGAAAATTTCAAATTAATGAAATTGCTCGAATTTTCAGAGTGCCGCCACATATGGTCGGTGACCTTGAGAAGTCGAGCTTTTCAAATATAGAGCAACAGTCACTTGAGTTTGTAAAATACACCCTTGACCCGTGGGTTATCCGTTGGGAGCAATCCTTGATGCGACTGCTTCTATCGGAGGATGAGAAACAAGAGTATTTCATCAAGTTCAATCTTGAGGGATTGCTCCGGGGTGACTATCAAAGCCGAATGAACGGTTACTCCATCGCAAGGCAGAATGGTTGGATGAGTGCAAATGACATCCGAGAGCTTGAAAATCTCGACCGCATTCCTGCCGAGCTTGGCGGTGACCTTTACCTCATTAATGGCTCAATGTTACCGCTTGCAAACGCAGGTGCTTTTGCTGAAACAGAAACTGATGAAAAGGAGGAAACCGATGAAAGCGAGGAAGTTTTGGAATTGGACGAAGAACGAGGAGACACAGACGAGAATCCTGCACCTGAACGGAACAATCGCAGAGGAAAGTTGGTTCGATGATGACATCACGCCACAGTTGTTTTCGGATGAACTGACAGCCGGAAGCGGTGATGTTACGGTGTGGATTAACTCGCCCGGTGGTGACTGTGTTGCTGCAGCACAGATTTACAATATGCTCAAGGACTACAAGGGCAATGTTACTGTGAAGATTGACGGCATTGCCGCTTCCGCTGCTTCTGTCATTGCAATGGCAGGCTCAACCGTTCTTATGTCCCCGGTATCAATGCTCATGATTCATAACCCTATGACTGTTGCAATGGGCAATGTGGAAGAAATGCAAAAGGCTATCGAAATGCTCGACAGCGTTAAGGATTCCATCATCAATGCCTATGAACTGAAAACGGGAATGTCAAGAGCAAAAATCTCCCACCTTATGGATGCTGAAACTTGGATGGATGCATACAAGGCTGTGGAGCTTGGTTTTGCAGACGACATCCTCTTCCGCAATGCTGACGAGAAAAAGGAAGCCGAGGAGGACGATGAAAATGCAGATGTAAAGGTCGAACCCGATGAGGATGAAGACGAGGATAAAAAGACACCCCCTTCCGAGTCCGAGGAAGAGACCGAAGAGGACGAAGATGAAAAGAAAGATAACCCCTTCAAAAAGGACACTCACAATTCTTTCCTTTTCTCTCGTAGAGATGCAAATGCTGATTTTGTAAATAAGCTGACACAGCATTGCAAAAACAGCAAGGATGAACCCAAAGGTCGCTCCGTTGATTCGCTCATGGAACGGCTTAATTTGATTAAAAAACACATTTAACAAGGAGGATTTTTCTATGACTATTAATGAACTTCGTGCAAAGAGAAGCAAGGCTTGGGAAGCTGCAAAGGCTTTTCTTGAGACCCACACGGGAAACAACGGCATCCTTTCCGCTGAAGATGATGCCACCTACTCCAAGATGGAAAAGGAAATCGAGGACTACGGCAGAGAGATTCAGCGACTTGAAAGACAGCAGGCAATTGATGCCGAGCTTGCAAGACCCACAAGCACACCTATTGTGAACGCTCCTACAGGCGGTTCGGTTGAAAAGACAGGTCGTGCATCCGATGAGTACAAGAACGCAATTCTTGATGCCCTCCGTTCCAACTTCCGTAAGGTAAGCAATGTACTGTCCGAGGGTGTGGATGCAAACGGCGGCTATCTCGTTCCCGTAGAGTATGACAAGAGACTCATCGATGTTCTCACCGAAGAGAATGTTATGCGTAGGCTCGGTACAAGTATTACCACAAGCGGTGAACACAAAATCAACATTGCAGGTACGAAGCCTGCGGCAGCGTGGATTGAGGAAGGCGGCAACCTTACCTTCGGTGATGCAACATTCGACCAAATTATCCTTGATGCACACAAGCTCCATGTAGCCATCAAGGTGACCGAGGAACTTTTGTATGACAATGCTTTCAATCTTGAAAGTTACATCATCGAGCAGTTCGGCAAAGCACTCGCAAATGCTGAAGAGGATGCGTTCCTTAACGGTTCGGGTACAAATCAGCCACTCGGTATTCTTGCCCCTGTTGGCGGTGCTGAAGTTGGTGTAACCACAGCCTCCGGCACAAAGATTACATCCGATGAAGTAATCGACCTTGTGTATTCTTTGAAGCGTCCTTACAGAAAGAACGCAAAGTTCCTCTGCAATGACCAAACACTTGCGGCACTCCGTAAGCTCAAGGACACCACAGGTCAGTATTTGTGGCAGCCTTCTTATCAGGCAGGCGAACCTGACAGAATTCTCGGTTATCCTGTTGAAACCTCTCCGTATTTTCCGGTTATCACTTCAGGTGCTCCTGCGATGCTGTTCGGTGACTTTAGCTACTACAACATCGGTGACCGTGGCACTCGTTCCTTTGCGGAACTCAAGGAACTGTTCGCAGGCAATGGTATGGTCGGTTTTGTTGCCAAAGAGCGTGTCGATGGCAAACTCGTACTTCCTGAAGCCGTGAAAATGCTTATGATGGGCGGCGGAGCCTAATTAACGAAAGCGAGGGTTGATAATGAACAATCTGCTTACAAGGTTAAAAGCAAACCTTATTATTGACCACACGGAAGACGATGCTTTTCTTAAGAAACTTCTGTCTGTGGCGGTTGCGTATGCAGAAAGCTATCAGCACCTTCCAACGGGAACATATCAATCCTCAAATATGTCGGAAACCACCTACCAAGCCGTCATTATGCTTGCATCACATTTGTATGAAAGCCGTGATGGTTCAACGGGTGGTTTCTTTGCTGACAATGTTCAAGCGAGTCAGCAGGTGTGGACAGTTGTCAACAGCCTGCTCCGCTTGGACAGAGATTGGAAGGTGTAAGTTATGAGTTTTGGCAAAATGAACACCTACATCAATTTCTTTTACAAAGCACAAACAAAAGATGATGAAGGCTTTAACCAAGAAACCGAAGTGTGGCTCAAAAGCATTCGGGCATATCGTGAGGGACGGCACGGCACGGAAAAGTGGGCAAACCGTGCCGCCTTTACGGATGCAACCGACCTTTTCCGTTTTCGTAAAGCACCCGACTTCAGACCCACAACGGATATGTTCATCGAATATAAAGGTGAGCGTTTTGAAATAACTTCCATTGAGGATGTGAAAGGTCGTGGTATGTATATTGAGATTCTCGCAAGGCAGGTGAAGCCGAGTGGCTAAATGCACAGTAAAACTCCCGGAGGAACTTCTCGCAAAACTCTCAAAGCTCGGTTCAAACTGCGATGCTGTTGCGGAGCGTGTGTTAAAAGCCGGAAGTGATGTGGTTCTGTCAAAGGTGAAAAGCAACCTTTCCGCTGTTATAGGTAGCGGTGTGAAATTTGACAAGCGTTCCACAGGAGAGCTTGAACACTCTCTCGGTGTAACCCCGGTAAAGGTTGATAAGGAAGGCAACCACAATGTGAAGATTGGCTTTTCCGAACCCCGTTCCGATGGTGAAAGCAATGCAAAAATTGCGACCATTATCGAATACGGCAAATCGGGACAGCCACCTAAACCTTTTATGAAGCCTGCAAAATCGGCTACAAAAGCTGCCTGCGTAAGTGCAATGAAACGAAAACTTGAGGAAGAGGTGGAAAAACTATGAGTTTACTTTCTGAACTCACAGCCATTGCAAAGAAGATGAGCCTGTCGGTGGAAACGGGTGTGTTTTCAGGAACTCCGCCTGATCGGTATATTGTTCTCACACCCGTAGCTGACGGACTGACTCTTTCTGCGGATAACGAACCTAATGCCGAAGTGCAGGAAGTTCGTATTTCTTTATTTTGTAAAGGCAACTATAACTCACTAAAAAATACTATTACCCGTGAATGTCTCAAATCCGATATTACAGTCACCGACCGCAGATATATCGGACGAGAGGATGACACGGGTTTTTATCATTATGCCATTGATGTGGCAAAAAACTATGATTGGAGGAATGAATAATGGCAACTATCGGTCTTGACAAACTTTTCTATGCGAAAATCACAGAGGATGCAAGCGGACACGAAACCTATGCAAAGCCTGC